AACTCGCCACCTACTGCTTGGGAAGGCTCCAAAATATCCCGCCACAACGTTAAAAGCTGACATTTTACAGGCTTATTACAGGTTTACGTCCACTTAACCCGGCGGGCATTTTCGATCAAATTCTGTATGTCGGGGTGGGTGTAAATGTTTAAAGTCGTTGTAATATCTGCGTGACCTAGGATCTGTTTCGTGACCTCCGGCGGCAGACCGGCGGCGGCAAATTTCGTCGCGGCGGTGTGTCGGCAGGTGTGCGGCGTCACGCCCTCGATCCCGAGCTTACGCATTAAACTATTGAAAGATTTCCGCACGTTGTTGTGATCGCGCGGGAGACCGTACTTCGATGGGATCAAGTACGGCGTGTCGTTGCCGTCCAACCATTGCAGAATATACGGCATTATATCCGGGTGGAGCGGGATCACGCGGTCACGCCCTGCCTCCGTCTTTTCTCCGCCGATCAGATACCCCTCGTCGGCGTGGACATTTTCCCGGCGGGCGGTGAGCAGCTCGTTCAAGCGCATACCTGTGTATATGAGCGTGAGCGCGATTCTCGCCGTCTCTCCGAGGCGGGCGTCGTCTGTCATGCTTCTTATTGACTGCACCTCGTCGGCGCTCAAAACGCGCGTTTTCGGAGCGCCGGCCTCGGGCAGGACGAGCGCTGTCGAGTAGTTCGTGTGGATTATATCCTGATTTATAGCGTACTGGCATAATTGCGAAAACAGCTGCCGCTCTTTTTCGCACAGGCTGCGGCTTGCCCCGGCTGCCATCATCTGCGAGAGGACTCGTTGATAGTCCTCCGTCTTGAGTTCGGCGATCCGCCGGTCGTGCAGGGCTGCCGCCTTGCGGTAGGCGTTCGCGTAGGACTGCTGCGCCTTTACGGTGATCTTCGGATAGTGGAGCTCGCTCCAACGGTCGTACACGTCGGCGAGCGTGTAGGTCTGACGCTCCGGTGAAATCTTGCTCGCGTTCACGTCGTCGAGCGCCTTCACCGCCTCGCCGGACGTGGCAAACGTGCCGATCCGCGTCCCATCTGCCGCGACCGCAACAAAGGGGCGGCTCTTATTCCGTGCGTCTTTCCAGACCGAGCCTGTACCGCGCGGACGTCTGCGCCGCCTGCGCTGGGCTGCCGGTGCTCCACTCTGCCGCACACCGCAATAGCAACAAAAGACGGCGTCGTCAGGAATCACACGGCGACATCTCATACACTGCATAACGCTTCTCCTTTTTGACGACGCGCGTAATATGTTCCTGCCTTTTACTCCTGATCCGCGGTCTCACTGTCTACAATCTTTTGCTCCGCAAGCTGTTCGTCGATCATTTTGTTATAGTTTGCATTTTCTGCGGCTGTTTTCTCTGGCTTTGCGATCATCCCTATGTAAATATAGGACATAACCGCGAGAATAATACCGCATATCCCGATCACAATCGGGGACTTGAAAAGCCAAAGAACCACCGCGAGCAGAACACCGACTATTACCATACCGACTATACCGTCGCGTCTCACAAGCTCAGGCGTTGCGGATCTGTACTCTGGCTTTTTAGCTTGTTTCGGCTTTACCGGCGCTGTGGTAGTCTGCGCACTGCTTGCTGCTGCCCGCGTTTCCGTTTGGCTCGCGTATTGTCTCGGCTTTACCTTCCTGTGCGACGATTTCCGCTTAGTCGATCCGCCTATCTTCGTACTATATGAAATGCCCGTACCGGGGATAGAGAACCTCGCACGCGCTCCTGTTCTGCTATTAAACGAGATCCCGGCACCCTTTCCTCCAAAGCTAAAGCCGGTACTTTTCTTACCGACGTTGAAGCGCACACCTTTTGCTATCTTGAAGCTCTTCCGAAATCTAAATCCCATTTGATAAGCCCCTCCTGTTATGTCCAAATAATCGGACTGCAAACTATTTTTTAAAATTTACTACTTGAAATACAACCGAATGTTGTGTATAGTTGTATTAGAAACTGATGCAGGGAGGATCCGCAATGACGACGTTAGAAATGATTAAAACCGAAGCGAAGGGCCTCACCAGCGAGAACGCGCTGCGCGTTCTCGAATACATACGCGAGCTAAGGGGCAGCGGCGTTACTGCTTCGACTTCAAAAACCTGATATAATCAAGGACGGTCTTCTGGTCTGTCTCCGACAGCCCGGCGCACTCCCTCGCTATAAGCTCCTCGACGGTATTCACCGCCGGGGGGTTTTCTTTTTTCTGCTCTACTTTACCGTAGAAATAGTCGATTGTCACGCCGAAATAGTCTGCTATCTTTTGCAAATTTTCGATTTTGGGAGAGCTTCTTCCCTTCTTCCAGTCCGTGAGGGCGCCGGTAGAAATTCCGGTCGCCTTCGACACTTGGTATGCTGTCGCGCCGCGTTCGTCAAGCAGCTTTTGAAACATTTCGTACATTGCTATACCTCGTTTTTGTGCAGTGTGCCAAAAATGTGCACTACCTCTGAAATACGTGGTATTGCGTGTTGACACACTCGTAAAACCGTGGTATAGTATAGGCATACCTCGCAATTACGAGCTACCACGGCTCTAGGTGCTATTTGATTCTCGCAAAACCATAATATCACAAAACCGAGGTAAACGCAACTATCAAAATAAACAAAGAGAGGAGGACTACTATGGCAGAACTGCACACCTGCACGGACGTCGCCGCCCGCTACGGTGTAGAGGTTATCACCGTTTGGGACTGGATCCGCAAGAAGAAGCTCGGCGCTGTCAAGATCGGCCGCGAGTATCGAATTTCCGACGACGATCTCCGCGCCTTCGAGGACGCCCGCCGCACTATCCCGCACACCTAAGAAAGGAGCTGCCCCATGCCAACCGCAGAGGAGTGGATCGACAACCGCTCATTGCACCCGACCATGACCTTGCAAGAACTGTGCGAGTATTTTAAAGCGAACTTCGTTCAGGCAGACCCCGAGACGATCGCCGAAATGATCGTGCAGGGCAAATACCCTTTCGCCTTCGGCCTGCCTGCCGACGGCAAGCACAAGCGCCGCTTGCAGATCTTCCGCGCCGGAGCCTACGCATGGCTCGACGAAATGACCCACTCGAACACCTACAGAGGAGAAAAGTTATGAACAAAAACAAGGAAGCCGCCCGGGTGCTAGAACACCCGAACGGCAACAACAGACGCGAAATTGCTACACCTCGCGTCTCTATTGTACATCACCAACGCCGCGATTTCAAGCGGCAGGCCGCAAAGTTGGTGCTGACCGTGTGCGGCCTCGTGTTCCTGACTTCGATCGTCGGGATTGCCGAGGGCGGCGGAATCCCCGCCGCCTGCTACACGATCAGCTCCGTGCTGATTGCCAACCACGCCGCCGGTGCTCTGCTGGCGGGCAATAGAGAGGAGTAAAGCTATGAAAAACGCCAAGATCAAGAAGCTGGAACCGAAGGAGTGGCTCGACGTCGTACTCGATCACCTCGATCAGCTGTATATGCTCACGAGGCAGCCGCTTGCCCCGATGGATTGCGAGTTCTTACTGCTGGCAGGCGAGACGGCAGAGTTTCCCTCTTTGCACGTTCCGGCCGAAACATTGCTCGAACTCTCCCGCGAGTTGGGAATCCAAGTCAAGCACCGCATCCTCGGCTATAACTTCGGTCAGGTTCACGCCGAGCGCTACTTCTATTACCGCGAACACAAAATATACACTGCGGACTTCGTTGACAGCGTAGAGGAGGCGGAAAGGCTATGGAGCTAAGAGCAACCCGCCTCGACCGGCGGCTCACGCAGCCGCAGATCGTCGCCAAGATGAAGGAAGTCGAGCCGCGCGTCGACGTGGCGCTGTACTCCAAGATGGAGAGCGGGATCTGCTTGCCGACACCCGCACAGATGGGCGTGATCCTGTCGGTGCTGGACTGCCACTTGCATGACCTCTATACCCTCGATGAGATTGCCTTCCCCTCCATTCAGCCGGAAGTAATCGAGATCCCGGAGGAGACCCGCGTCCCGGTACGTCCCCGCAAGCCTGACCGCCGCAAGGGAGATCGCCACCGCAAGACCCGGCGGATCTGCCTGCGCGTGGACAACGCCACGGCCACCGCCTTGCCGAAGATCTGCGACTACTTCGGCTACAAGAACGTCCAAGCATGGCAGCAGGATTGCCTCGACACGCTGATCCACAACTACCAACAGGAAGGCGGGACGGAGTATGTACCTACCCGAGACGGCTCCACTACTGCCGATTGAGCCCGGCGATCCAGACTACGACCCCTTTTGCAAGAAATTCCCCCCCCCGAGCCGCTTGTGCAGCTGTCGCTCACTGGCCCGGGCGTGTGGATCTGTCCGACGTGCTGCACCGTCCTCGGGACGGTCGGCGGCCGATACAAGACGAAGTGCCCGAAATGCGGGCAGAAAGTGAAGTAAAACGCCATGACTTTATATGAAATTTCCGCAACTATGCAGCAGTTCCTCGCCGCCGTTGATGCAGGCGAGATCCCGGAGGAGGCTTTTGCCGATACCCTCGAAGGGCTGGAAGGTCTGCTCGCTGATAAGCTGGACGACTGCGCCTGCGCCTACAAGGGGCTGATTGCCGAGGCGAAGGAGATCAAGGCAGAGGAGGCGGCACTCGCCGCCCGCCGCAAGGTCAAGGAGAACGAGGCGGCACGGCTGGCCTCGTATATCGACCATTGCCTCAAGGACTCCGCCGGGGAGGGCGTCAAGCCGGAGAAGTTCGAGACCGCCCGGAACGTCCTCTCCTACCGCGCGAGCGAGGCCGTGGACGTGCCGGACGTGGAGAGCGTCGTCCTGTGGATTCAGACTCACGAGGGCGAAGCGATCGGCGGCGTCGCCGTTGACGGTGACAAGCTCCTCAAGTGGAAGGAGCCGGAGCTGTCCAAGACAGAACTCAAGGCCGCGCTCAAAGCTGGCCTCGTGATTCCCGGCGCGACCGTCAAGCGGTCGTTCAATTTGCAGATCAAGTAAAGGAGCTGGACTATGGACGAGAAGAATCTCGAACTCTACAAGGCGTTCCGCTCTGTGCCGGAGAACGCACAGCGAGCGATCACAGGCGGGCGGCTCAAGGGCAAGACCGAGATCAACCCCATGTGGAGAATCAAGGCATTGACCGAAGTTTTCGGGCCTTGCGGCATCGGCTGGAAATACGAGATCGTTAAAAAATGGCTCGAGCCCTGCGAACAGACCGGCGAGACTGCCGCTTTCGTTGACATCAACCTCTATTTTCTCGATAAGCACACCGGCGCGTGGTCGGATCCTATTCCCGGCACCGGCGGCTCGATGTTCTGCGCGAAAGAGCGCAGCGGCCCGAACTGCTCCGACGAGTGCTACAAAATGGCGCTCACGGACGCGCTCTCCGTCGCTGCAAAGGCGCTCGGCGTCGGTGCGGATATTTATTGGCAGGCGGACGCCACGAAGTACACGGCGGACACGACCCCGGCAGCACCGCCCCCGGCGGCTCCCCTCGTCTGCCGCAAGTGCGGCCGCCCCTTGCAGGGCGTGATCCAGAACGGCAAGAAGTACACGGCGGAGGAAGCGCAGAAAACCCTCGACGGCCTGTGCGTTGCCTGCTGGAAGGAACGAAAGAAGGCACAGAATGAAGATGCAACGACCTGACCTCGGCAGCACCGTCTACTATGTGCGCTACGTCTGGACGCAGGGCTATTCCTGCGCACAGTACGAGGTACAGCGCGGATTATACGCTGCCAACTATGCGGGCCCGCCGTTTCAGCTGTGGATCCGTTTCCCCGGCGGCTCTGCCGTCTGGGTGCATGAGAGCGCCCTCGGTCGGCAAGTGTTCACCGACCCCGACGAGGCGCAGGCTGTGGCGGACGAATGGACGAGCCGCCTCCGCGAAAGCTGGCGGACGCTATGATCGAGATCCAGTTCACGGATGGGCGATTTTCCCGCGAGCGCGACGGCCTGTTCCTGTGCCTCAAAATGCGCCCTTCCAGCGAGTCGGCGGCGTACAGGCTGTTGGATATGCTGAACGGCGAAAAGCCCTTCACGGCGGCTTGCAAGCCACTCGTGGCGCGGCGCAGTCTATCCGCCAACGCCTATTGCTGGGTTTTGTGCGAAAAGATTGCTGTAGAAATCAGCACAGAGAACGCACCTGTCGCCAAAGAGGACGTATACCGCGAGGCGATCCGGCGCGTCGGCGCGTTTGAGATTCGGCTCGTTTCCGCTGCTGCTGTCGAGTTTTCCTGCAAGCATTGGGAGCGGATCGGCGTCGGCTGGATCGCTGAACCGCTCGGCCACCGCACCGGCGACGACTACGACGAGGTTTGCTTCTACTACGGATCCAGCACCTACGACCGCGCCGAGATGGGGCGGCTCCTCGACGACCTGATCGAGGACGCCGAAGCCCTCGGCATCGAGACAAAATCCCCGGAGGAGGTGGATCGGCTTTTAAGCCTGTGGCAATGCGAAGATGCTACTTGTGCGGCAAAGTGAGACACCTCGAACGGCATCACATTTTCGGAGGGGCGAACCGCTCCCTCTCCGAGCGCTACGGCCTCGTTGTGGATCTGTGCCATCACTGCCACAACGAACCGCCGGACGGCGTACACTTCAACCCCGACCGGATGCAGCTATTACACGAGATCGGCGAGCAGAAATATCTCGACGAGACCGGCGACACGGTCGAGGGGTTTATAGCCAAGTTCGGGACGAATTATCTCCCGACAGAAAGGACAGAAAATGCTTAACGTAACCGCAATTATGGGGCGACTCTCCCGCGACCCGGAGCTTCGGCAGACAACGACCGGGAAAAACGTCGCCTCGTTTACGATCGCCTGCTCGCGCGGGCGCAAGGACGCCAACGGGAAGGATCTCGTCGACTGGATCCCGGTCGTCGCGTGGGAGCATACGGCGGAGTTCGTTTGCAAGTATTTCGAGAAGGGCAGTCTGATCGCCATTGACGGACGCCTGCAATCTCGCACCTACAAGGACAGGGACGGCAACAACCGCACCGCGATCGAGATCGTCGCCAACAATGCAAACTTCGCAGGATCCAAGAGCACCGGCGGCGGATCGAACTCCGTCCCGGCGGGCAACTCCTACAATGAGCCTACGGTGCAGTACGACGAGATCGAGGACGAGGGCGACTTGCCGTTCTAAGGGAGGTACAGTATGCAGATTGAAGAATATCCTGTACCGAACGAGTGCGCGAGAGCGCAGATCTACCTCCTTCTCCCTGTTCTTGCCGTGGACGATGAACGTATCAACGACGGCGAGGTTCTGCTGCTTGCCGAGATTATGGCGCTTGCGAACAATACCGGCTACTGCTACGCATCGAACGCCTACCTCATGAAGAAGCGCCGGATCTCTCAATCGACACTCACGAGCAGGCTCGGCAACCTCAAGAAGCACGGCTACATAAAAGTCGAGCTCGTCAAGGACGACAAAGGCTGTGTAAAGGAGCGCCGGATCTATCCGTACTGCCTCGACTTTACACCCTATACCGAGCAGCCGGGGGAGGTATGCCGAGAATCCGGCATAGGGTATGCCGAAAATCTGGCAAGACCTATGCCGGGAAATCGGCAGGAGAATAATATAAGTAGGAATAATATAAGTAAGAATAATAGAGAGAGAGTAAGAGAGAACCGCCCGGAATCGGTCGAAGCTGTCCGTGCCTATTGCCAAGAGCGAAACAACGGCGTCAACCCGGAGGCGTTCTTCAACTACTACGAGGCCAACGGCTGGAAGGTCGGGCGGAACGCTATGAAGGACTGGAAGGCAGCCGTCCGTAATTGGGAAACCAAGGACGGCAGGGGCCCGCGCCAGAAGGGAGGCACACCGAGCAATGGTACAAGCATTACAGACGGTTTTGTCTAAAGCCGGGATCCACCCCCGGCACGACATGACGGACGAAGAATGGAAACGCCACCTCGTCGACCGAATGAACAGCGCCCCCGGTGCGCTGGGCGACGGCATCGACTGCCCGAAATGCCTCAATCGCGGCTACTACTACCGCTACGACGAGGAGAGCTCCGGGCCCGTGATGGTCAACTGCGACTGCATGGCGCGTCGGAAAGCTCGCCGCCGTCTGGATCGGAGTGGCCTCGGCTCGGCTATGCGGCGCATGACCTTCGATACCTACCAGACGCCGGAGGAGTGGAACCAACAGATCCTCGCCGTCGCAAAAAAGTACGCGGCAGCCCCGGCGGGCTGGTTCTTCGCGGGCGGGCAGCCGGGAGCAGGCAAGACGCACATCTGTACGGCGATTCTGCAAGAGCTGTCCCTGTGCTATCCTGTGCGCTATATGCTGTGGAGAGACGAGAGCGCCCGGATCAAGGCGTCGCTCAACGAGCCGGAGGGCGTCGCCCTTATGAGTGAGCTCAAATCCGTACCGGTGCTCTATATCGACGACCTGTTCAAGGGCGCGGAGCGGCCGACGCAGGGCGACTTGAATCTTGCCTTCGAGCTTATCAACTACCGCTACAACGACGAGAGCCTCTACACGATCATATCGACCGAAAAGCTCCTCGACGACCTGATCCGCATTGACGAGGCGATCGGCTCCCGCATTGCGGAGCGCAGCAAGGGACACAGGATCCAGCTCAAGCCGGATCCGTCCCGGAATTGGAGGACGAAATGAACACAGAGGCCATGTTTTCGAGCAAAACCGATTTATGGGCAACGCCGAAAGACTTCTTCGATCGGCTCGACGCCGAGTTCGGCTTTACGCTGGACGCCTGCGCCCTGCCGGAGAACGCCAAGTGCAAGACGTACTACACGCCAGAGCAAGACGGACTCGCGCAGCCGTGGGAGGGCGTTGTTTGGTGCAACCCTCCCTACGGTCGGCAGATCGGGCAGTGGGTCAAGAAGGCTCACGACACGGCCACGAGGGGGGGCTCGTCGTTATGCTACTACCCGCTCGCACAGATACGAAATGGTTTCACGACTACATATACCAGCAAGCGGAGATCCGCTTCGTCAAGGGGCGGCTCAAGTTCGGCGACAGCAAGAACGCCGCGCCGTTCCCGAGCATGGTTTGCGTTTTCAATGGAGGCGTGACCGATGAAGATTAAGGCAAAGGCCAAGCGAGCCGGGCTCAACGAGAGCGAGGCTCGAGACTTGAAGCTGCTCGCGAGAGCGCTCGGGATCAGGATTCGATCGGTAGAAGTTATCCCGGCGGAAAAACAAGCAGAACCGAAAAGGAGGAAGATTTTCAACTATGACGAGTAAGCCTGTTAAATATGCGTACACGCTGCACAATCCGCGCAGCGTACCGAATGGGACGTACGACGGCGTCGTCGATATGCTCCCGGACATTTCCTCGGAGACGTGGGAGCCTTGTTTCGACACTGTCGAGGCGGCCGTAGAGGACGCGCGGCTCGTGTGGCGGGACAACCACGGCTATTACCCTACGCCCGGCGAATACGTCGCCGTCGCCCCCTATACTCCGTGGGATCCAGACGTCGGCGAGCATTGGCTCTTCGACGATCTCTGCTCCGCTGCGTATGAGGCGGCAGACGACGCCGCCGACGATTGGGTCGAGGAGCTGGGCAAAGTTACCCGCGAGGATCTGCAAGAGCTTCACAGCGGCTTGCAAGCCGTCCTCCGCGAGTGGCTGAAAAAGCACGACCTCGAGCCGCACTTCGGCACGGTCGACACGGCAAAGGCTACCTACTGCCCGCTGTGGGAAGGAGCAGGCGCATGAAGTTTCACTCGGGCCCGCGCTTCGGGCTGACAGAGGAGGAGCAGCTCACGATCTACGGCATCTGCACGAGCTACAAGCGCCTATCCCCGGAGACACAGCGGATCATCGACGACGCCGTCCAGAGCTGCGGCGGTATCTACGCGACGGCGCTCTTTGAGGCGATCACGACGAGAGAGACCGTCCCGAGCGTCGCGTATCGCACCTACGGCACGAACTGCCCGATCGACCCGTCCGGGCTTGCAAAGAGGGTCAAGGCCGTATACAAGACCCTCGCAAAAACGCTCCCGGTCTGGCAACTCGCCAACGGAGCCCCCCCTATTCCGTGATACCATAATCGGGCGGGGAAGTTTATGGGCGTTTTCTTCTTCGTTCCTCTCTCCTTACCCCCGGCGTCAAACGCGCCGGGGGTTTGGTTTTTATATGCGCGGCGAGCCTGCACGAGGGCGACCGTGCGCCACCACAAAACGCGAGGAGGGCAAACCATGGAACAGAAAAAGAGCACAGTCTCTGTGCTGGGCGAGGAATACACGATCCACTATCTCAACCCGGAGGACGACGCGACGCTGAACCACTGTCAAGGCTACACGGACGAGAGCACCCGCGAGATCGTTGTGCGGCGAGACCTTGCAGACAGTGACGACCCGATGAACGTCTCCGACTGGTCGGCAATCCGCAAGGCGACGACCCGCCACGAGATTGTACACGCCTTTTTCTTTGAGTCTGGCCTCGGCTGCGAGAGCGACTATGCACAGAACGAGGAGCTTATAGACTGGATCGCACGGCAGGGGCCAAAACTATATCGCGCATGGGCGGAGGCTGGGGCGCTGTGAGCAAAGCCAAGCCGACCGGTAAGAAAGCCGGGAAGCCTGTCCGAGACTGGATCGCCATTCGGAACGAGTACACCTCGACGGACATCGGGCTCCGAGGGCTGGCCGAAAAACACGATATTCCATTGACGACACTCCGAGACCGTTCGCGGCGCGAAAAGTGGCCGGATTTGAGGGCGGAACAACACCACAAAATCGCCACAAAAACGTCACAGAAAACGGCGGAGATCGTAGCGGACGACGAGGCGGGACGAGTTGCCCGCCTTTTGCGTATTGCGGATCAGCTCATGGACAAGACAGAGCGGGCGCTCAAAGAGCTGGATCAACAGGCCGTGAAGCACGTCGAGAAGGTTAAGACGTGCATATCAGAGAAGGACGACGACGGGAAACCGATCCGCCGGGAGGTGGAGCGTGAGATCGTCAGCCTCGAAACGATAAACTCGATCGTCGACCGGCGCGGCTTGCAGCAGATCGCCAACAGTGCGAAGGCAATCAAGGACATTCTCTCCGCTACCGAGGCGGAAAACGACTCCGGCTCGCTGGACGATCTGATCGCCGCGCTGCGTGAGATTGGGGGCGGCAGCGCGTGAGAATCGGCTACACTAAGAAGCAGGCGGCGCTTCTCCGGCTCTTTGCGCAGGGAAAACTCCACCGCTATACGATCCTCTCCGGCTCCGTCCGATCCGGCAAGACGTGGATCTCGCTCGTGATCTGGGCGTTCTGGGTGGCTACGCGCCCCAAGGACGGCGTTTACATGATGTGCGGCAAAACTATCGAGGCACTCGATCGGAACTGCCTGCGCCCCTTGCAAGCCCTCGTGGGGAGGCGCAATTTCATCTACAACGCAAAGGCCAAGCGCGGGACGCTGTTCGGGCGGACGGTCTATTTCGAGGGCTGCAACGACGTCCGCGCGGAGAACAAGATCCGAGGCCTGACGCTGTTCGGTGCGTACTGCGACGAGCTGACCCTGTTCACCGAGGACTTCTTCGCGCAGCTGCTCGCCCGCCTGTCCGCACCGGGCGCGAAGCTGATCGCCACGACCAACCCGGACACGCCGATGCACTGGCTCTACAAGAACTACATCAACCGGCCAAAGACCGCACAACCGATCGACCTCGGTGTCTACACTTTCCTCCTAGACGACAACACGACACTCGACCCGGAGTACGTCGAGGAGATCAAGAAAGACTACGAGGGCGTATTTTATCAGCGTATGATCCTCGGGCTGTGGGTCGTGGCAGAGGGCGCGATCTACCGCGTCTACTCCGACCGCCGGGAGAAATGCTCCGTACACCTCGCCCCGCTGGACGCCGATGGCAACGAGACCCGGGACGATGGGTGCGCGGACTACGACTACATACAGCTCGGCCTCGACTTCGGCGGCAATGGCTCCGCGCACTCCATCACAGCGACCGGCCTCAAATACGACTACTCGAAGATAACCGTCCTCGCCTCGCGCAGGCTCCCCGCAAAGGACACGAATCCGATCCAACTCTACGAATGGGTCGAGGGCTTCGTCCGCTACGTCCGGGAGACGTACTGCCGAGGATCTCGGACGATCCGCGCACTCTACGCCGACAGCGCCGAGCAGACCCTCAAGAACGGAATCAAGGATCGGCTCGACTTCCCTGTCAAGGACTCGCTCAAGCGGGAGATCGTCGATCGGATCCGCACAACGACTGCGCTTATGAGTTCAGGACGGTTCTTTATCAACCTTGCCGACTGCGAGACGCTCGACGCTGCATTGCAGACAGCAGTCTGGAACGAGAAAAAGCTCGGCCACGACGAGCGCCTCGACAACGGCACAAGCGACATCGACTCCCTCGACAGCTTCGAGTATAGCTTCGAGAAAGACCTCAAGAAATACGCGAGGAGCGTTGCATAATGTTTATCGACAGACTGATTCAGACCATCGGGAGGCTATTCGGAATGTATACACAACGGACGGCGGCGGCGGACTGCCGCAGCACGGCAATTTCTGACCGCATGGCGAACGCTATCACAGCATGGTATCGCCTGCTCTATGGCGAGGACGTACACGACGGCTACCCTGTGAGCAAGACCCGCGCCGCGATCTTCATCACGAACTTTGCCGCGACCCTTGCCACGGAGGAGCTCGAGATCAGCACCGGCACAGGAGCGCGGGCTGACTTCGTCAAGCAGCAGGTTGCCCGCTATGTTCTGCCGGAGCTGCACAACAACGTGCAGACGGCAGCAGCGGGCGGCGAGGTCGTGCTCAAGCCGTTTGTCCACAACGGCCGGATCCTGTGCGACGCCGTCACCGCTGACCGCTTCTACCCGACGCGGATCAACGCCGCAAAAGAGGTCGAAGCCTGCTACTTCACCGACTACGCGACCTACAACGGCCGCGACGTCGTGCGCGTGGAGTTCCACGATATGAGAGCCGACGGCTATTATATCCACAACGAGGCGTACTACGACGAGCGCGGCGCAATGAAGGGCAGCTTCAACTATCACCTCGTCCCGGAGTGGGCAGACCTCGAGGAGGACACGAAGATCGAAGGGCTCGACCGCCCGCTGTTCGCTGCGCTTAAAATGCCTATGGCGAACACGATCGACAACACCTCCCGGCTCCCGGTCTCCATGTACGCGAACTCTATGGACGCTTTAGAGGAGCTCGATCGCATCTACACGGAGTTCCTCTACGAGATTCACACCGGCAAGCGCAAGCGGATCGTCTCGCCTGACGCGCTTTCCGCGACGCTCCCGGGCTCGCCGAACTTCCACCCGGTTCCGTACAAGGATCTGACGACGGATCTCTACCTCGTGCTCGACACAGGCGAGGGCGGGAAGCCCTTCGACGACTACACACCGGAGATCCGCGTCGAGGCCTATCAAAAGGCAATCGACGTGCAGCTTCGCCTCATTGAGCGGCAATGCGGGTTTACCGAGGGCACGTTCACCCTCGACGTGCGCACCGGGCGCATGACCGCGACACAGGTCACGAGCGACGACCGGGACACCTACTCGACGATCAAGTCGATACAGGATCGCGGGCTCAAGCAGGGACTTGAGGACGTGATCTACATCTACAACGTCTACGCCACCCTCGGCGACCTTGCCCCGGCGGGTGACGTCGAGCCGTCCGTCACGTTCGGCGACTCCGTGTTCGAGGATACCGGGACGGAGTTCGGGCGCCGGAAGCAGCTGGTCGACGGCGGCTACCTCAAGCCGGAGAAGCTGATCTCGTGGTATTTCGGGTGCAGCGACGAGGAAGCGCTCTCTTATATGCCGGACGGTTCCGCCTCGCTCGGGATCGACTTCCCGACGGAGGAGTGATTCTATGTTGACGCCGGAGCAGCTTGCACAGATCGCAGACCACGCGACCGTTCGCAAGTTATACGATCAGCTCCAAGAGGATATAATCGCGGATATGGCTCGCAGGCTGTCGAAGATGGACTTTGCAGGCTATACGACCATGTGGCAGCTCCAAAAGCTCGAGGCAATCAACGCGGAGCGGGACTACATCGTGCAGCGACTCGCGGACATCTCCGGCAAAAGCAAGACGGAGATCAAGGCCGTGCTAGAGACCGGCTGTTCCTCCGCGCTCGGCTCGGACGATCAGATCTACCGCCTCGCGGGATATAAGCCGACGCCACTCTCGGAGAATCCCGCCTTGCAAGAGCTCCTCGACGCGGGACTGAAAAAGACGCTCGGCACGTTCCAGAATCTCACACGGACGACCGCCAACACCGCGACGCGGCAGTTCGAGGGCGCTCTCGACCGCGCCTATATGCAAGTAACGTCCGGCGGGATCGGCTACCAGCAGGCGATCAAGGGTGCAGTGATCGACCTGTCAAAGCAGGGCGTCGCCGTGATCCAGTATCCAACAGGACACACCGACTACATGGACGTTGCAGTCCGCCGGGCTGTCCTTACCGGCGTAAATCAGACTGCGCTCAAGATCCAAGACGCGCGAGCGGACGAGCTTGGCTGTGACCTCGTCGAGGTAACGGCACACTATGGAGCCCGCCCAACGCACGCGGAGTGGCAGGGGCGCGTATATTCGCGCTCCGGCAAGGACAAAAACTACAAGAATTTCTACGACGCTACCGGCTACGGAACAGGCGACGGTCTCGGCGGGTGGAACTGCCGTCACTCGTTTTTTCCGTTCTTCAAGGGACTTTCCCGGCAGAATTACAGCTTGCAAGAACTGCACAAAATGAACCGGCAGACCGTGAGCTACAACGGCCGCGAGTTGTCCCTGTACGATGCAACGCAGATGCAGCGGGCAAACGAGCGCGAGATTCGCGCCCTAAAGCGAGAGCAAGCCGGACTCGATGGCGCGGGTCAAGACGCCTCCGAGGTCAAAGCCAAGCTCCGTGACGCGCAGGCAAAGCAGCGCGACCTCTGCGAGCAGACAGGCCTCCGGCGTGACTATTTCCGCGAGCGGGGCGGCAAGCAGAACCAGCAGGCAAGCCCAAATCCGAAGATCCAGATCGCACGGCAGGCGCAGGCAACCGGGACGGCCACGACATCAAAAACAGCGTCGGCGGAGCTCGCCCAAGTGGACGCGAGCGGATTTCCGAGTTTATTCACGGAGTCGGCACGAGTGAAGAAGCAGACGGTCGCCTTCGCGGACTACTTGAACTCGATAGAAAATGCCGATCCGACCGTGCGCCGGATCTATGCAGAGTTCGGCAAGCTCGACAACCTACCCGGCAGCGTCAAGGCTAAAGTCTCGTACACCAAAGACGGCCATGCGGTCAACACATCATGGTATCGCCTCGACGGACGCCTCGCTGACGTCACGGTCAAGATCCCGGACGTAACATACAGCGGAGACATAACCGGAGCCGCACAGACAACAGCTCACGAGCTCGGCCACTATATTGACTTTTTGTGCCGAGAAGATCCTCAAAAGGCGGCAGGCTGGATCACAACTAAACGCGCCGACCTGATGGACGCGGTTCGCGGCGAGCATACCGTCCCGCCCGAAATTCAAAGCCTTTTCAAGGCGACCGACGAAAAAGCGCGAGAAGCCGGGAAAAGCGTCATAGAAGAACGGCGCAGCAAGCTCGACGCCTTGCGCGACTCGTGGTATAATGGCGGTGTTAGCTTCAAAGACTATCAAAAAGCACGATCAAAGATAATCGGAGAAGCGGAACTCCTCACGGATCGCGCACAACGCAACGTGTCCAACGGCGTGGGACAGCTCGAGGACATCTACGACGCCCTCGTCGGAGGGTCACGCCCCGGTATGTACGGGCATGGGCACGACTATTACAGAGACTATAACAACCGCGTTCAAGAGATATGGGCCAACTATTGCAGCCTTTCGCTCACACGTCCAGACCTGATCGACGAGCTTCGCAAACACGAGCCGACTCTCGTACAGGCTCTCGACAATGTGGCGGCAGAGATAGAAAAGAGGATTTTATGACAGAACGAGAAATAGCGTCCAAGCAGGCTATAATTGACGACCTGTTCTTTGAGTGCTCCGATCGGCTCGTTCACGAGTTTTTCGATTACGAGAGCACAGAGAAGCTCGACGAGAAGATCGACGTGCTCCGAAAGCTGAACGCGGGCGTCAAGCCGGAGAACATTCCGAACTATTATGATGTCCTCGAAAAGTACCCGAAAAACGGTGAGGCGTGGGACTAAACCCGCCAACGGAGACCCCCCTATAATATGCTACCCTATGAGCAGACCGCAAAAGGTCTGCTCTTTTTTATTTCCTCCCACCCGCGGGAGGTTTAAACGCGCGGGACGGCGCACCGGGGAGCGGCCCCGGATCTACAAGCTAAAGCGACGCCGGAGAAAGGAGAACCCATGCCCGACTACTCGTTTTTGAAGCCCCTGTTCGGCGCTGACGGATCCGCCGCCCTGAACTACGACCAGCTCACGGCAGCGCTGGACGCGCAGAAGGAGATCAAGATCGGCAATCTGGCCGACGGCTCGTATGTTGCCAAGGGCAGATTTGATGCGCTTGAAACCGAGCGAAACTCGCTGAAAAGCGCCAAGGAGGAGGCCGACAAAAAGCTGGCCGGGTATGATCCCGAGTGGAAAACCAAGGCTGAAGCCGCCCAGGCCGAGGCAGACGCCAAGGTGAACGCGATTCTCCTCAAGAATGCAGCCGTTGACGCCCTGCGTGCCGCGGGCTGCAAGGATCCTGCACTCGCCTACAGCGCGCTTGACGTGACCAAGCTCAAGCTCGACGGAGAGAATGTCATCGGCCTGACCGATCAGATCGAGGCGTCCAAGAAAGCGCACCCGTTCCTTTACGACGTCGAGGAGGACGGCAAGAATACGCAGCAGCGCGGCACGTTCCGCGTCACTACCGGCTCGAGCGGTAGGGCGCAGGGCGGCGGCAGCGGCAGCGACGCGCTCGACGCGATCTACGCAAACAACCCGTTTTACAAGAAAAAACACTAAGGAGCGATAACCTATGCCCGTTATGATTAACGCGCAGAACGTAGACGAGCGCTACTCCCCTATTTTGGAGCCTAACCTGTTCTACGGTTCTATTTTTGTGCCCGATGCGACCTATACCGACAAGTATCAGACCGGCCCCGCGGGCGGCATCTATGTTCACAAGCTGGCGACCTCCGCCGTCACCCCCGGCAAGCCGGGCCGCGACTTTCAGGACGAGGATACCAAGGACGAGCTGATCCCGATTCTGCTCAACAACAGTTTCCAGAAATCCAAGAAGATCTACAACGTGCAGGCCGCACAGGTCGGCATTGCGCTTGGCAACGAAAACCTGTCCCTTGCAATCAACGAGTGCAAAGAGGGCCGCCAGATCTCCGGCATTGCCTGCCTCGTCAACGAGGGCACGGCTGCCACTGCGACGACGGCTGTCGACAACCCCAAGGAGGACGCCGTCGACACCCGCGCCGAGCTGACCAAGGCAAAGGGCGCTGCCGACGTTGTGCTGTGCTCCCCCGACTACTACGCGAAGATCCTCAAGATCGCCGGTTCCGAGTTCACCCCGAACACGAACGAACGGATCGCCCTGACGGGCCGCGTGGGCCAGTGGCTTGGTATGACCTTTATCGAGTGCGGTGCGCTGGCCGAGGAGTCCGGCAAGTACTACGACAGCACCGGCACGCTTAAGACCGTGGAGTTCGACGGCATCGACTACATCATGTACAACCACCTTGCGCTGTCCATTATCGACAGCTTCGAGTGCGCCCGCCTGCGTGACGCCGAGAACTTCGTCGGCACGAAGGCCCAGGTCGAAATGAACACCGGCTTCCGCGTCACCAACAAGGCGCTTGTCCGCGTGCGCAAGCACACTGCCTAAGAGGGAGGCCCCGCCATGTACAGCACCTACGAGCAGTACAGGAACGCAGGCGGCGAGCTTGCCGTAGACCAGTACGAGGCATGGGCCGAGCGGGCGGCGAGCCTGATCGACTGCCGCACGCTGCACCGCGCAGCCACCGCACCGGCGGCAATGCGGCCCGCTCTGGGCCTTGCGGAGTGCGAGCTGATAGACATTCTCCGACGCGGGAAAAAGGCCGAGAGCGGCCTTGCAAGCGAGAATATCGACGGCTACAGCTACACCGTGAAGTCTGACGCCGAGGCAGAGCGCGGCAGGGCCATCCATGAAGTGCTGCGGCGGTATCTGTTCCGGCCCGATCTGGGCGTGAATCTGCTGTGCAGGGGGCTGGACGCATGACAACCAATACCGACGCGACGATCTACAACGTCGCACAGGCGCAGGACGGCAGCGTCCGCGCCTTTCGGCATTATCTGCCCGCCGTCCACTGGTACGGCAGACCGGCAGCGCAGGCGGACGGCTCCGGCACATCAAGAGCCGACGCCTACTCCGTTCGGATCCCTGACCTTGACGGCTACGTCCCGCCGCGCGTTTGGCGCGAGCTCTCCGATGAAGAACGGCTCGCCTGCTGGACGGTGCAGCCGGACGACCTGATCGTCAAGGGCAAGGCAGACACAGAAATCAGCGACGAGGACGGACACCGCCTCGAGGAGCTCCCCCAACTCTACGACGAGGTTTGCAAGGTACGTTTTGCCCACGACAACACAGAGACGAACGTCCCTCACATCTACGCAGGGGGTATCTGATGGCAGCGCCTACCGTCAACGCCGCGCCGGACACCGAGATCACCGTCAAGGCAAACGGCACGACGACAAAGGCTATGCTCCGATGGAGTAAGTCCATGCCGAGGGAACGGACGGCACAGTTTCAGCAGGCGCAGGCCATGCTCGACAGCGAGGTCATGCGCGTGATGGAGCCCTATATGCCGCTCAACACTGGCATGATGATTGCGAGTATGCAGTCTGCCACGCACCCCGGCTCCGGCGAGATCCACGTCAACACCCCCTACGCCGCGAAGGTCAACTACATTTCCGGCATCATGGGCAAGAATGGCCCCAACCGTGGGCGGCGGTTCTTCGACCGCATGAAGGCCGACAAGCTGGCCTATTTCAAGGCGTTTGTCGCCAAGGTGTTAGGAGCAAAGAGTAAATGATCGAAGAAGTACGTGACTATTTTCTGTCGTGCCCCGCGATCAAACGCAGGGCGAAGATCTTCGGCATAAACAACCTCGGCCCCGACGCACTGGACTACACCGTCGAGAGCGTTCCGGGGAATCCGATCGTCAAGCGCTACACCAACGGCGCAGCGATCCGGGCAAAGCAGTTCGTTATTGCCTCTCGCGAGCTGCACTCCGTAGACGCCAAGACGCAGGCGCGGAACGTCGAGACGTTCGACGCCGTGTGTGCATGGGTCGAGGAGCAGAACGCCGAGGGCAATTATCCGAAGATCAGCGAGGGGCAGCCCCTCAAAGTTGTCGTCAATTCCTCCGCCTATCTGCTGGGCGTAGACGGAAAGACGGCGCGTTATCAAATCCAAGTCCAGTTAAACTATTTTACGGAGGGATCCACATGAAACAGGTTATCCGCAACATGATCGCGGACTACCTCAAGCCCGCCGACAGCGAGGGCTTCGTCTTGATGGGAACCGGCTTTAACACGTTGGACGAGAGTCCCAACGCGCAGACCGATGAAAAGACCTACATCAATCAGGCGTCGAGCTCTACCTCCATCAAGGGCTACAAGCCGGAGTTCTCTTTTGATTCCGACTTCATCGAGGACGAGGCCGCAATCGCCGATCTGTACGCGATCGGTCGCAACCGTCTGACCGGCGAGGACGCGCAGCGCGAATACGTCCGCGTGGAGCTGTTCAAGACCAAGGACACCAAGGGCTATCCCGCCCGCAAGTTCACCGTCTCCGTCGAGGTATCCGACCTTGCGACCGGCGACGGCGGCGAAGTTACGAACGTTTCCGGCACGCTGCACCAGATCGGCGAGTTCATCGAGGGCTTTTTCGATACGCAGACCAAGGCCTTCACCGCCGCAAACGCAGGCTAAAACACAGGGAGGATATAAAATGCTGGTAAATCTGAACACGATCGAGCTCGACTTCGACTACTTCGACGCAGATCAGGGTCCCTCTTACATCGAGGGCGCCGAGAATATCGCCAAGATCTGCACCGACATGGAGGGCAAGAGAACCGCCGATGATATTCGCGCGGGCTACACCGAAGCCGCAAACGCGACGTCGGAAATGCTCGACGCGATCTTCGGTGCGGGAACCGGCGAGAAGGTCATGCAGGGCAAGAAGAGTCTCAAGCTCTGCATTGACATTCTGAACGAGTTGCGCGAGTCCGTCGACAAGCAGGCGGCAGAGCTTGCCGCTGTGCAGGCTAAGTACACCCCGAACCGCCTTGCACGGAGGGCCGCTAAATCGTGAATCTGATTCTCGACGATCTGCCGGGCACACTGGACGGCGTCGAGATTCAGACGGATTTCCGCTACTGGATCCTGTTCGAGCAGCTCATGCTCGACGAGGATCTGTCACCCCTGCAAAAGGGCGTCAACGCTCTAAGCCTGATCTATAAAGGGACGCCAACCGCCACGCAAGGCACCGCGTTGGCGTCCCTTCTGTGGTTTTTCAGATGCGGGAAGGACGAGGACAGGCGGAGCCGGAGAACAGCGCGGAGCGGCGCAAAGCCCCGCCACCTGTACGACTACGATCAAGACGCCGAGCGGATTTTCGCGTCGTTCTGGGCTGTCTATGGGCTCGATCTGAACGCCGTTTCCTATCTGCATTGGTGGAAGTTCCGGGCTATGTTCGACGCCCTGCCGGACGACTCCGCGATCATGCGGGCAATCTATTGGAGGAGCGTTGACACGAGCAAGCTCAAGGGAGAGGAAAAGAAAAACGCCGACAAGAAGAAGAAATACTACGCGCTGCGAGACTCCCACGCAGATCTGCAAGGCGACGCTGTCGCCGCTGCGCTTATGCGCGGGGAGGATCCTGCCGCACTCTTGAAGGCGAAGTGATCCATACATGGCAGACGGTACTCTGCTGTTTGATACATCTATCGACTCTGACGGCTTTAACGCTGACATAGAAAAGCTCGGCAGCGCCGCCGCAAAGGGAATCGCCGCCGCCCTCGGCGTCGCAACGGCCGCTGTTGGGGCTTTCGGCGCTTATGCCGTAAAGTCCGGCGCAGAGTTCGACACCGCAATGTCTCAAGTCGCCGCCTCTATGGGAAAGACCGTAGATCAGATCCCGGAGATCTCGGCGAGGGCGAAAGAACTCGGCGCAACCACAAAATTCACCTCGACGCAGGCCGCCGAGGGCTTCAACATTCTGGCCATGGCCGGGCAGAGCGTGGACGATCAGCTCTCCACGATCGGGCCTGTGCTGGATCTGGCATCGGCGGGCGCTATGGACATGGCCGACGCCGCGACCTACGTTACCGGCGCACTCTCCGGCTTCTCTGCCCCCGCAAGCGAGGCGACGCACTACGCAAACTTGTTCGCCAAGGGCGCGACCCTTGCGAACACCTCGGTCGCCGGTTTGGGCGAAGCCGTGAGCGGCTCTGCCGCTGCTGCGTCTAAGTATGGGCAGACCGTTGACTCGTCCACGTTGTCCCTGTTGCGTTTGGCAAAAGCCAACATCACCGGCAGCGAGGCCTCGACCGCATACAACCGCTTGATGGTCGATCTGTACACAGCATCGGGCGACGCCAAGAAGCAGCTCGACGCGCTGGGCGTGTCCTGCTACGATCAGGCAGGCAATGCCCGCGATCTGAACGACGTCGTTAATGAGCTCGGCGCGGCTATGTCCGGCATGACCGACAAGCAACGCGCCGCCGCCGAGAACACGATCTTCTCGATGTACGGTATGTCCGCTTTTGACAATATGCTCAAAGCGGACACTGACACGTGCAACGAGTGGGCGGAGGCTCTCGCCGGTGCGGACTCCGAGTTCGACGGTCTCGGCTCTGCCGCTGGGCAGGCACAGACACAGCTCGACAACCTCGAGGGCGACGTCACGCTGTTGTCGTCCGCCTTCGACGGCCTCGCGCAATCTGTCTATGCCGGAGCGCAGGGCAGTCTCCGCGAGTTTGTGCAGCTCGGCACGGACTGCATCACGCAGATGCAAGAGGGGTTCGAGTCCGGCGGCGTTGATGGCCTCATGGACGCGCTCGGCTCTTGCCTTGCACAAGTCGTCGGCCGTGTGGCAGAACTTGCCCCTACTATGGTAGAGCTCGCTGTCGGCGTCTTGCAAGCCCTCGTGGAAGGGCTCGGCGCAAATGCCGGACTCATTGCTCAATCGGCAGTCTCCATCGTCCAGACGCTCGCGCAGGGCGTTTTCGGGCTGGCGTCCTACCTGTTCACAGCTGGGCTTGAACTGATCGGACAGCTCGCGCAGGGCGCAGGCTCCGCGATTCCGCAATTCCTTTCGACCGTGCTCCCGCAAGTATTGCAGTTCACGAGCAACCTCCGCGCGAATTTCGGGCAGTTCGTGGACGCGGGCATAAACCTGTTGCTCTCGATTGTCGACGGAATTGTAGCCTCTATCCCGACCCTGCTCGAAACGATCCCTCAAATCGTTATCAACATAGCGGAGCTCATCAACGACAATGCGCCGAAACTGCTACTCGCGGGCGCTCAAATTATCATCAAGCTGCTGGCCGGTATCGTCCAGAATATCCCGAATATTATCGCGGCGCTGCCTAAAATCATCGAGGCGATCGTCGCTGTGTTTCAGGCGTTCAACTGGATCAGCCTCGGGAAGAACATCATCGACTTACTCGGCAGGGGAATCTCCGGCGCGGTTAGCTTCGTATCGAACGCGGCGCAGAACATTTTTAACACGGTGCGCGACAAGATTGCCGAGCTTCCCTCGGCTCTGCTGAACCTCGGCAGCAACGCGATCTCGAGCCTCGCCTCCGGCGTTCAGATGATGGCATACGATGCAGCGTCGGCAGGCGTGAGTATCTTTACCGTGATCCGCTCCGCTATCGCACAGTTACCCGGTGCTCTGTTGAGCCTCGGTTCTAGCGCAATGAGTGGGCTACTCGGCGCGATCAGCGCGGCAATCGGCGCGATCGGTTCGGCGGGCGCGTCGATCTTGAACGCACTCGTGAACTCCCTGCTTAATATGCCGTCCCGCTTGATGCAGCTTGCGACGCAGGCCTGCACGAGTTTCAAGAACGCTTTTACGCAAGTGCAATGGTCGAGCATCGGCGGCAACATTATCCGGGGCATTATCTCCGGCATCGGCTCGGCGATTGGGAGCCTCGTCTCTGCTGCGACGAACGCTGCGAAAAAGGCTTTCGACGCCGCCAAGAATGCGCTCGGCATTCACTCTCCATCGAAGAAATTCGCGTGGATCGGCGAAATGTCCGTCGCGGGCTGGGAAAAAGGCTGGGACGACAGCTACGGCGAGTTCCTGTCCGACGCAAACGACGATATGTCCGCATTTGTGGCGGACGCGCAGAACGTGATCGGCGGCTTCAACGCGGGCGTTGGCGGCAACGCCGCCACCGGCAGGCTCGCGGCAACCGGCGGCGGGACGGTTATCGTCTACCAGACGAACACCGTCAACACGCACGACAGCTACACGCCGTCCGAAGTCACCCGCAAGCTCGAAGATCTGTCCGACCGCATGAAGTGGAGGCTCTGACCCTATGGACAAAAAAACAAAGATCACCTACAAGAGCGACCTCGGCGAGATCCTGTTCGCTGTGTCGTCTCCGTTCTGGGTGAGCGAGATCAAGGGCGCGAGCGGCCTCCCGGTCGACGTTGCCGTCTCTGCCGGGTACAAGCAGCAGGGGGGCTCCATCTCAAGTCAAACGGTCAAGCAACGCACCCTCACGATCAACGGCTCGATCCTGAGCTCAGTGGCAGTCAACCGCCGGAAGATGCTCGACGTCATGGCTCCCCTGCACAAGGGGACACTGACGGTCGAGCAGAACGGCGAGAGCTGGTATCTCGAAGTGTACCCGACGCAGGCTCCCGACTTCGACGACGGCGAGGGGGCGCAGGCGTTCCAGTTCTCCGCCGTCGCCCCCTTTCCTTATTGGCGCACGACCGCCACCGCGTGGACGATGGTCGGCGGCCTGCAAGCACTGTTCAAGACGCCGTTTTATACCGGCGGCAAGTGGTACATATCGAAATACTCCGGCACATACCTGACGAACGTCCGCAACACCGGCAACGTCAAGATCCCGATCAAGGCCGTGTTCAAAGCTTTTACGGACTGCACAGAGCCGGAACTGTACCACGTCGGCGACCACACTTACATACGGATCCTCGGCACGTTATACGCCGGACAAGCGATCACAGTAAACACCGCATACGGACAGCGCAGGGCGACTCTCACCGATAAGGATGGCACGACCTCCGACGCCTTCCATCGGCTCGACATCGACTCCGATCTCGAACTCGGACTTGACCCGGGCGACAACATACTGCGCTACACGGCGCGGAGTAACCGCGAGGGGCTCCGGCTGTATGTAGTGGCGGAGGAGGGCGTTGTAAATGGCCTTTGAGATGTGGAAAGACGGCTCCCGCGTGGGGCTGTTGGAGGGCTACGACTCGATCCAGTGGCTCACCTACTCTCGCGACTCCGGCGAGTTTCAGATTACGATCTCCGATCCGGCTGTCGCTGTGCTCGTGCAGAAAGGCTCAACGATTCTCAACACTGACACGATGGAGCTCGGCTCGGTCGAATACCTCAAGCCGAAGGTCGATTCCTCCGGCTGCCGGGCCGTAGAGGCTCGCGGCTACAACTCCGTGACCATGCTCGATCGCCGCGTCGTGATGGGCACTGTCAACATCTCCAACATCGAGGCGGCTATGATAAAGCTCTACACCGACAACCGGCGCGGGCTGTCCCTGCTGCCGCCAACGGCCCACGGCTACGAAGAGAAAACCAACTCTCAAATAACGTGGGACTCTGTGCTCGACGCATGGAAGAAGCTCGCAGAGCTGGCCGGGATTGGCTTCGGCTCCACCTTCGATCGGCATACTGGGCAGAACGCGCTCACGATCTACAAGGGCGTCGACCGCTCGGACGATCGGAGTTCGAACTACTCCGGCGTGTTCGGAGACCGTGCCGGGAACCTGACCGAGATTTCCTTCGAGGACGACGCGAGCAACTACAAGAACGTGGCGATCGTCGGCGGCGCTGGCGAGGGCGCGGATCGCGTTGTGCGGATTGTCGGCTCCGCCTCCGGCGACGACCGTCGGGAGCTGTGGGTCGATGCAAAAGATCTGCAAAAGACCTACCAGATCGCCACACCTAAAGGCACATACGACGCGCAGGGCAACCCGGAGTACGACTACACCGACGCAACCTACACGGCGGCAGAATACGCCGCCCTGTTGGATCAGCGCGGCGTCGAGAAGCTGCTGGAATGCCTGAACACGGAGAAGATCGCGTGCAGCGTCGTAGACGGGCCGATGCGGTTCGGCGTGAATTACGGGCTTGAGGATCGCGTTCCCGTCGTGTGCAAGGACTTTCTCGGGCTGCGCATGAGCGCCCGCGTCTCCGGCGTCAAGCTGGTATACGAGGACAACGCGCGGCGGATTTTTCCGATACTGACTGATTTTAAACCATTGAGGAGCTGATAAAGTATGTTGAGTTATCCGCTTGACAATACCGCGTACGATGCGGAGGGACTGGGCCTTGAGCACGTCTCCCGCTCGCGCGGGGTGCTGACGTTTGACGATAACCTGCGCGTGAGTGCGGGCGGCGGTATGAGCGTTACGGTATCGCCGGGCGTCTGCCTGCTGAAAATGAGCAAATACTGGGCCGTGACCTGCCTGCAGAAGGAAGCGCTGAAGCTGCCGATCCAGACTGCTGACGGCACGCTGCCCCGCAAGGACGTGGTCGTTGCCCGCATTGACAAGATCGCCAACATCACGGAAATCGTGGTTAAGGCCGGAACCCCGGCGAGTGCTCCCGCGCTGCCCGAAATTGTGCGCGACAGTCACTACGACGAGATTTTCCTTGCCGCCGTGACGGTTGGGCCGGGCGTGATTGAGATCACGAACGCCGTGATTCAGGATTTGCGCATGGACGAGAGCGTCTGCGGTCTGATGATCGACAGCTCCGCCAAGCTCCCCACCGATGCGTACAACGCCCAGCTGACGGCACTGCTTGCGCAGATCGAGGCGGAGCTTGCGCATCTGCACGCGGGCACGGCGGTGATGACAAAGGCGCAGTACGACCCGGCGGGCGGCGGGGTGAATATCTGCGTGCAGGAATATGAGTGCACGAAGTCGGGCAGCGTTTACGCGCTGGTCGGCGAGGGCGCGGTGGGGCGTTTTAAAGTCCCCGCCGCATGGAGTGCCGGCGATACATGGACGGTGAACGGTGTGGCCGTTCCTGCGTACTGCGGCGCGGATGCGGCGGACGGTGACTGTGTGGTTGCCGGGCGCTGGATCACGTTTGTATACGACGGCACGCGGCTGGATTTTAACGGCGGCGGTGGATTATCCAATGCGAAGCTGGCACAGGCCACCGCCACCGAGGGCAATGTGCTGGCAGGCAAAAGATTTTATGCTGCGGATAAGACGCTTAAAGAAGGGACTATGCCGAACCGGGGCGCAGTGGACACAACCATAAACCCGGGAAGTTCTTACGCAGTCCCCGCAGGATACCACAACGGCGAAGGCCGCGTAAAGGCGGCAACATGGACAAAAGACAAATATTTATATCTGGTCATACAGTATCAGAGCGGCTATGGAAACCTTATTCCGGAGTACGCGGCAACAGTGGTTGCACAAGACATGCCGGAGCCCGGATTTCTGGCGCATTATAGTGGCTCTGGAAATGATCATGCAGTTACAAATGTCTGCAACGCCAATATGCTGAATATTGGAGCCTATGCCGGAAACGGCACGGCACAAATAACACCACTAACCTACCTATATGACATTTTCCACAAAACGAATCATGATCCAGGTGTTGTTTATACATTAGGCGCCGGAGTTTATTGTTACCGTATGAGATGAGGGCTAAAGCATGGCAGAGAACCAATCGTAATCAACGCCGAGAAACTGTTGTACTGTTAAGGAGGTAGGACATGGTACATACTTTGAGACTTGACAACTACTCCCCCACCCCGCGAAAGCTGGTGCTGGGGACTAATTCCAGCTATGGCACGGAAACTATAAAAATCGAGCGCGGGGCCGGGTGGGACGGGCTGAATCTCACCGCAACGTGGCACATCCCCGGGCGGGAAGAGCCGCTGCGCGTGGCCCTGCTGGATGGGGATGCCATGGACGTGCCGCCCGAGGTGACGAAGGAGGCCAAGGATGGCGTGCTTGTGCTGGCCGGGATGGCCCCCGGCGTGCAGCTGGCGAGTTGTAACGTGGAGTATCATATCCTTGAACAAGCGGGCATATACGGCGGCTCTGCATCCGAGCCGACGCCCGAGCTGGCAGCGCAGGTGCTGCAGGCGGTGCAGGATGCCCGGGACGCGGCAAAGGACGCCGATCAGCGCGCCACGAACGCGGAGGACGTCGCCAACAGCGTGAGGGAGGACGCCGACAACGGGAAGTTTATCGGCCCAGTCGGCCCGCAGGGGCCTGTTGGGCCGCAAGGCGCGCAGGGGCCTGTTGGCGAAACTGGCCCGGTTGGCCCCAAGGGTGATACTGGCCCGCAGGGTGAGCGCGGTGAGCAGGGGCCGCAGGGAGAGGTTGGCTCGGAGGGGCCTGCCGGAAAGGACGGCGTACAGATTGATGATGCGGCGGTGAGCGAGGACGCGCCGTGGAGCAGCAAGAACATCATTGATATGCTCTGCCCGCCTCTGGAAGAAAGCGGCAACCCTGTTGTGTGCTACCCTGTGGCGGGTTATCCGCTGGGGGTGAAAGCGAAGTGGGAACCCGTGCAGGAGGGCACGGGAACGCCGTATCCGGCAGGTGGTGGGAAACAGCTGCTGGATACAAACAAATGTGTGCCCACAGTTGGAAAGCCATACGGCATGACCATCACCCTTGACGGAGATGTTTTCAAGGTAAGCGGCGTTCCGAATGAAGAAGTAACGGCAACAGAATTCTACTCTTTTGCTGTGTGTACATGCAGCCAGGAAGAACTGCGGGGCAAGGGCTACAAGGTCACTGCCTGGGCAATCAAAGGCAAGGTGAATAGCGCTTGGGGATTGCGCACAGAGAGCGAGAACTCACTGGCAATTGCAGCAGAGCTGACACCAGGTGTAAACAACGACATACAGTTGCGGCTGATGGTGTCCAAAGATACTCCCACGGCGTGGGAACCCTACGAGAACATTCGTCCCATCAAGGGCAGGGACAGCGTGAGGGTTGAACGGTGTGGGGAGAACTTATTCGATATTGCACAATGCAGAGCCGCAACACCTAGCGCAACGTATGGCCTTACCGTAACTGTCGATGATACTGGACTTATAAGGGTATTTGGTACACCAAAAGTGAATAAGGACACCCCACAGGCTACCTTCAGAATTTTATTTACAGACCAAGTGATATTGACCAAAGAGTATAAGGCAAAATTGTTTGTCTTGAAAGGTGTTGCAAATAGCATAGCTCGCATTCAAAGTGATAAGTCAATTGTATTACAGTCCCCACTATCACCAAATACACCTGTAGATATACAGTTCAGATTTATGTACTATACAGGCACCACCGCCCCTACCACCTACACACCATACATCGGGCAGACCAACACCCTGACCCTGCCCGACACCGTGTATGGCGGTGAGGTGGACGCGGTGAGCGGTGAGGGGCATAGAACGTGGAAAACGATAACGCTGGACGGTACGGAAACATGGTACACGTGGGGCGTTAATAAGAACAACACAAATGTCACAGGCTTTTATAGCTATAATATTAACGATTATTCCATTGATGGCGATGATAACAATAAACTTCTGTGCAGCACCATGCAGCATACAAAAGCAGATATATATGCTGGAAAGGACGTGGGAATTAGCTTTGCCGATGCTGGGAGTTCTCGATATTTAATTTACTGCGTAAAGACAGATACGTTGTCTGATACGACGGACGACAAAAAAGCCATAGCATCGTTTAAGACTTTCCTTGCTGACTTGTACACTGCGGGGACGCCTGTTCAAGTAGCTTATGTTTTGAACGAGCCTGTGCCCTTCACCGCGACAGGCGCACAGCCTATCCCCGCGCTTGCGGGAGCTAACACCATTCTGACCGACGCCGACAGCGCGACCGTTACTGGACGCGCAGACCCAATTAAACGGATCACCGATTTGGAAGATGCAGTGGCATCGCAAACCTGACCTGAAAGGAGTAATAAAATGGCTATCAAGAGTAAAGCACGGCACGATTTGACGCTGCGCAGCATCAAGCGGGAAATTGGCGCGGGGCGGGACGTTGCGTTCTGGCTGGACAAGGCGTACACGCACTACGACAACGGCCTGCTGGATGAGGCGGACATTGCAGAGGTGGAAGCGTTGGCGCAGGCGTATTATGATGCGCTGGACGCGGAATCGACGGAGGATGTCACCGGGAGCAGCGCGGATGGCGAGGGTGAAGCTGCCGATCCGCAGGAAAAAGAAGAAACCGCCGAGGACGACGTCACCGGCGATTCTGAATAATCAACAAAGAAAGGACACTGTATCATGATTTTGAAAAATGGTGAAGTTCTTATGCGCTGGCCTCTGGATCAGCACGTCGTCACGCAGGGCTGGCACTACAACAGCGGCGCGAGCCACAACGGTATTGATCTGCGCACGCAGATCGGCAATACCTCGGTGCGGCCTGTCTATGCCGCGGCAGAGGGCGACGTCTGCGCGGTGCAGCTCTGGGACGGCCACACGCGCGACGAGCGCAGCATGCAGAGCTACGGCAACCGCGTAGACATCCGGCACGCGGACTACAAGAAGCAGAGCCTCGTTTCTCGGTACGCGCATCTGTTCAAGTACATCGTCGCCAAGGGCCAGCACGTCCGCGAGGGGCAGCTGATCGGCTACAGCGGGGCCACCGGCAACGTGTACGGCGCGCACCTGCACTTTGAGGTGTTGCTTGGCGGCAAGCGCACCAACCCGCTTGTGTGGCTGGATGATGATTTTACCACCGCCAGCGACAACGTCTACACCTACGGCCCCGGCGAACACGCCGTTGAGCGCCCCGCCGCTGCGGGCGTGAGCACGTCCACGACCACTAATGGCTTGCAGATCATCACGGCTAAAGGCCTGACGAACCAGCAGGCTTGGACGGTGTACATGCTGGCAACGCAGCTCCAGCTCGTCACCATGCGGCTGTATTCGGCGGACTTTGCCGACGCCGACTGCACGCACCAGAATATTGAGGTCGGCCCGGTGAGCAAGGGCGACGCGAAGCAGATCATGGACAAGCTGGCCGCCGTGGGTGCGACGTGCACGGCAGAGGCGGCGTAAAGGGGCGCTGTTCTCGTGCCTTGTGCCACGGAGTATAAGTTTACCGGCCAGCACAGACAAACGTTTCTCGAGGCCTTGCAAGCCGCCCGTGGAGAGGATTCGTAAAGTGCCTACCAAGATGCAAGGGAGTTTCATTATGGACAAAGTAAAAACCTATGCCGTGCTCGCGTGCGGCGTCGTGGGCGCTATGTGGGGCAAGCTCGGCGCGTTGGCCCCGCTTATCCTCGCCCTGCTGATCTTCAATATTGCCGATTGGATCACCGGCTCCGCCGCCTCTGCTGTTGAGGGCAAGGGCATTTCCAGTGACGCCGGGCGGCGCGGCATTGTGAAGAAGGTCGGCTACTGGATCGAGATCGGCGTCTGCCTCGTCGTGGATATGCTGCTCGTCTACGCGCTGCCGGAGCTGTCGATCGGCGCGACCGTCGTCACCTTCACACACCCGATCGTCGCCCCGATGGTCGCCGTGTGGCTTGACTTGAACGAGATCCTCTCCGTTATCGAGAACCTCGGCCGTATGGGAGCACCTGTCCCGGAGTGGCTGTCCAAGTTCATCACCGTACTGAAAAACAAGGTTGACGTCGCGGGAGAAATAATTTCCGAAGATGAAGATCTGAAATAATGTTCAAGCCCTGCGTGGAGTTTTTCGTACTCCATGCAGGGCTTTTTATACAGGTTTACGTACAGGTTTACGAGTGCTTACAGGGATTTATAGGTGGTTTTCAACCATTTTCGCGAGGCAAAGAAAAAGCTCGGATTCAACGTTTTATCGTTAAAATCCGAGCTTATGATGGAGCGGGATACGAGTCTCGAACTCGCCACCTACTGCTTGGGAAGCAGTCACTCTACCGGATGAGCTAATCCCGCATCAGTGACTGCTATTATAGCGCAAATCAGGTAGGTTGTCAAGGGGGCAAGTTGGCGGCAACGGCAAAGCGGCAGAGCCCCTCACCTTTAAATCATACTGAACAAATCCACCTGGCTCGTTTCGGGCAGACTGCCCAAAGCGCCGACGGCGCGGAGCTTGTCAAAAACAGACTGCGCCACACCGCTGGCCTGCTGCAATTCCTCCACCGAGATATACTCCTGCCCGTGCATCGTGGCCTGTTCCAGCGCAACGGCGGCGGCATCACCCAGACCGCGGATGGCCGTGAACGGCAGACGCACCTTGCCGTCCTCAACCACGTACTTGCTGGCGTAGCTTCTGCCCAGCTCGATGGGCAAAAACTCGCAGCCGCGCTGCAGCATTTCATTTTCCAGCTGCAGGCTGACCAGCGCGTCATCGTCCTTGGCGGTGCGCTCGTCCTTGGGGATCTTTTCGTTGTCGCGCAGGTGCTGCTTCGCCACACGGACGCCGCCCACGGCGGCCTCGTAGTCAATATCCGCGCCGCGCACCGTGAAGTACACCGCGTAGAAGATGGCCGGGTGGTAGACCTTGAACCACATCAGGCGGATGGCCGCCATCAGGTAGGCCACGGCGTGGGCTTTGGGGAACATATACTTGATCTTGCGGCAGGATTCAATATACCAGTCGGGCACATCGTGCTCGCGCATGGCTTCCTCCCACCCGGGCTTGAAGCCGCCCTTGGCGACCTTGCCCTTACGCACGGCCTCCATGATGTCGAACGACATCTTCGGCTCCAGTCCCTTGCGCAGCAGGTACAGCATGATGCTGTCACGGCAGCCGATGACCTCCGCAATCGTGCAGGTGCCCGAGCGGATCAGCTCGTCGGCGTTGCCGGTCCAGACGTCGGTGCCGTGGGACAGGCCGGAGATTTGGATCAGCTCGGAGAAATTCTTCGGCTGGGCGTCCAGAAGCATCTGGCGCACGAAGTTTGTGCCCATCTCGGGGATGCCGAACGTGCCGGTCTTGGAGCCGATCTGCTCCTCCGTCACGCCGAGGGCCTCGGGGCTGGTCAGCAGACTGTAGACCTTCTCGTCGTTCATCGGGACGGAATCAATCGGAATGCCGGAGTATTCCTCAAAGAACTTGTAGAAGGTCGGCACATCATGGCCCAGCTCATCCAGCTTGAGCAGCGTATCGTGCAGGTATTTAAATTCAAAGTGGGTCGTCAGCAGACCGCCCTTGACGTCGTCCGCCGGGTGCTGGATGGCGCAGAAGTCGTAAATGTCGAAGGTATCCGGCACAACGACCATGCCACCGGGGTGCTGACCCGTCGTGCGCTTGACGCCGGTGCAGCCCATAACAAGGCGGTTTTCCTCGGCGCGGTTGACGGTCTTGCCGCGCTCCTCGAGGTATTTTTTGACGTAGCCGTAGGCGGTCTTATCCTGCAGACCGGAGACCGTGCCCGCCTTGAACACGTTTTCCTTGCCGAACAGTTCCTCGGTGTA